TCTTGCTAGATGGCGAGTTTGGCCGCGAATCGGATACAGGAAATATCAAGATCGGCAATGGCGCGCAGCGATGGAATCAGCTGGCGTATCACGGCTGTCCGGGATATTGGGGCAGCTTCTGGGATTCGACATCGCAGTATGTGGCGACGATCAACACGCCAACTGCGATCTTTCTGCGGTCCGGTGATCTTGCCAATTATGGCATTGCGATTGCATCAAACAATCGCATCACGGTGCTGTATCCCGGCATCTATAGCATTACATTCTCCATCCAATTCAGCAATGAGGATGCGCAGATCCATGATGCCAATGTATGGCTGCGCAAGAATGACAGCGGCACACCTGGTGATGTAGCCAACTCGGATAGTCGCTTCAGCATCATCGCAAGCCATGGCGGCGTACATGGCAACGTGATTGGCACCGTCAACTTCGTGATGGAGCTAGCCGCTAATGACTACATCGAGCTGATGTGGGCTGCGACTAACTTGAACGTCTACATTCATGCTGAGGATGCCGGTGCATCGAATCCTTCCATCCCTGGCATCATCTGCACAGTCACCCAAGTTGCCAGCGCCTAAGCCATGACAACACGCCGCGAGAGCATCCTAGCCACCATTGCCTCATCACTGGCTGGTACGACTGGCGTCAGCACGCGCATCTACCGCAGCAGGGTGGAGCCGATCACACGTGGCGAGTCGCCGGCCATTGTGGTTGAGCCGATCTCGGACCAGGCCAACACAGACGTCAGCTTCTGCAAAACCGACTGGAGCCTGACGGTACGTATCGCCGTGATCGTGCGCGGCGCGATCCCAGACCAGCAGGCTGATGCAACCATTGAAAGCTTGCACGCCAAGGTCATGGCCGACCAGACAGTTGGTGGCTACGCGATGAGCATTGAGCCGCGTGGCGTGCAGTTCGACATGGTGGAGGCTGATCAACCGGCTGGCGTGATCGCATGTGATTACCTGATCAGGTATCGCACAGCAGTCGCTAATCTGGCAACAGGTTGATTATCGCTAGCATGTTGGATGAGCACCACGGCCAAGGCGGCTCCTACGTCTTGGATCCCGAAACCGGCGTTAGGCGTCCGGTGATTCCAAGCCAAATCGAGCCTATTACCGATGGCACTGCTGACACGCAAGCAACTCCTCCTCGTAAAAGCCGAGGCAACGTACGCGACTGATTCCAGCCCGGCTGGGACGGATGCGCTGCTGGTCCGCTCGATTGATGTCACACCGCTTGAGTCGGATGTCGTCAGCCGCGAGTTGATTCGGCCATGGCTGGGCAACAATGATCAGCTGCTGGCCAACCAGCGCGTGCTGATCAACTTCCAGATTGAGCTAACCGGCTCCGGCACTGCTGCTACTGCGCCGCGATTTGGTGCGTTGCTAAAGGCGTGCGGCATGGCCGAGACCACAACCAGCTCTGCAGTCACCGGCACCGCTACGGCAGGCTCTGCTGGCAGCATCACCCTGGCAGCAGGCGCCAGCGCTACGGATGACGCCTACGTTGGCATGATCATCAGCATCACCAGCGGCACCGGATCAGGCAGCAGCGGCGTAATCACTGACTACGTGGGCAGCACGAAGGTGGCAACGGTGCAGGCCACTACCGCCAGCTTCACGCCTGGCGCCAGCAGCAACTACAGCATCGCCGCTAACGTCGGCTACAAGCCAGTCAGCAGCAGCTTTGACAGCGCCACCATCTACTACAACAATGATGGCGTGCTGCATAAGGCCACCGGCTGCCGCGGCACATTCTCGCTGAGCGCTGAAGTGGGAGCAATCCCGACGATCGATTTCGAGTTCACCGGGATCTACAACGCACCGACTGACACGGCGGCGCCGGCCAGCACCTATACCGCACAGGCTGACCCGTTGATCTTCAAGCCGGGCAACAGCAGCACGTTCAGCTTTCTGAGCTATGCCGGCTGCCTGCAGTCGCTCAGCCTTGACATGGCCAATGAGCTGATCTACCGCGAGCTGGTTGGCTGCACCAAGGAGATCATGATCACCAACCGGGCGCCATCCGGCGAGTGCATGATCGAGGCTGTGCCGATCGCCACGAAGGACTATTTCGCCATTGCCAACAACGACACCACCGGCGTGCTGACGTTGCTGCATGGCACAACCGCTGGCAATCGGGTCTCGTTGGTGGCGCCCAAGGTGGACATCAGCAACCCGACCTATGCTGACCAGGACGGCGTGCAAATGCTGAACCTGCCCTACGTGGCAATCCCGACCGGCGCCGGCAACGATGAAGTCTCGATCACCTTCTCCTGATCCTGCATGGCATTTGTCCTGAAGAAGTCGGCCACCTATGAGTGGCCGGTGGTGCTGCGCCTGCCGATTGATGGCGGACGCTACGAGAAGCAGACCTTTGATGCGCGGTTCAACCGACTGGCGCAGACGCGGATCAATGAGATCCAAGACCTATTCAGGGCAAAGCAGCGCGGTGATGATGGCATCGAGCTGACCGACCAATCGGTAGCTGATGAGGTACTGGCCGGCTGGAGCAATGTGCAGGATGAGGACGGCGAGGATGTGCCATTCACTGCCGCCAGCAAGGCTGAGCTGCTGAACATTCCAGCAGTCGCGAGCGCCATTGTCGTGGCGTACTTCGAAAGCGTCACCGGTAACAAAGCAAAAAACTGAAGGACGCCGCTCAGCATTGGGTCAAGGGCGGCGTGATCGACAAAACCGCAGATGATGCCGCGGTGCTTGGCGTGGTTGGATTCGAGCCCGGCCAGCCTGAGCACTTCGAGGTTGAGCCTGATGCGTGGCCTGCGCTGATGGTGTTCCTTGACTGCCAGACGCAATGGCGCACCGGCCCTGGCGGCCTGATCGGGTTGGACTATGGCGCGGTGGCGTGGCTGTTTAGACTGCGGTCAGTGGCGGATGAATCTGCGATGTTGAGCGATCTGCAGATCATCGAGGCTGAAATCCTGCGACTGGCTAGCCGTGAAGCTTGACGCGATCCTTAAGGTCAAGGCAAACGTTCAAGGCCAGGGCGAGATCGACGGCCTTAGCCGCAGCCTTGGCAATCTGAACAAGCAAGCCGGAGCAGTCGGCGGCGGCCTCGGCCGCATGGGGCAAGCTGCCAAAGGCGTCGGCGGATTGATGGGTGCGCTGCTGCCGGTTGGGGCTGTTGCTGGACTGACCGCAATCGCCAAGGGCTCGATTGATGCGGCAGACAATTTGAATGATATGAGCCAGCGCACTGGCGTGGCCGTGGAATCGCTCAGCAGGTTTGGGCAGGCAGCGCAGGATAGCGGCAGCAGCATTGAAGGTGTCGCCAAGGGCATGGGGCAACTTGCCAAGCGCATCACCGATCCAAGCTCTGCCGCCAGCAAGGCACTTTCCGGTATCGGTGTTGCAACCAGAGATGCGCAGGGCAAGGTTCGCAGCCTTGATGCTGTAATGCTTGAGATCTCCGATCGTTTCGCCAAGATGCCAGACGGCGCTGAGAAGTCTGCGTTGGCGATGCAGCTATTTGGCAAGTCTGGCGTTGAGCTGATTCCAATGTTGAATCAAGGTCGCGCCGCGCTTGAGCAATATCAAGCCACGATCTCTGGCGACATGGCGAAGTCAGCTGATGAGTTCAATGATTCATTGAATGCAATCGGCCGCAGCCTGAGCGGACCATTCAACGAAGCGGTCACAGCACTGCTGCCTGCCATTACAAGCATCGCGCAAGGCATTGTCGGCATCATCAAAGCATTCACGGCACTGCCGCAGCCGGTGCAGGCCACGCTGCTGGTGATCGGCGGATTGCTCACAGCGCTGATTGCATTGGCACCTGCGATCTCTGCCATCATCTCAATCGGCAGCGCGATTGCTGGTCTGTTCGCAGCAGGTGGCGCACTGGCCAGCGCAGGCAGCATCATCGCTGGCATTGCCACCGCGTTTATCGTACTGATCACTGGCCCAGTTGGTATCGTTGCACTGCTGGTTGCAGCTGGCGTTGCGATCTACGCATTCCGCGATCAGATCGGTGCGGCGTTCAATGCTGTGGTGAACTTTATCGGCGGAGCCTTTAATACGATCGGCGATCTATTAAAGGCTGGTGCGCAGGCTTACATGGACTACTACGTAAGGCCCATCCTTGGATTCTTCAAGGGTCTCTACGATGGCGCAGTAGCGATCTTTGGCAGGATTGGCAGCGCGATTGGCGGCGCATTTCAAACGGTGGTTGCCACAATCAAGAATGTCTTTCGTAGCGTGCTGCAGTACCTAGCCGATCGAGTGAACTTTGCGGCAGGACTGATCAATGTGCTGATCCGTGCGTTCAACCGACTGCCGGCGCCCGATATCCCGTTGATTCCACAACTCGCAGTGCCAGCCTTTGCGCAGGGCGGCGTGGTGGACCGGCCAACACTGGCGATGGTGGGCGAAGGCGGCGAGCGCGAATACGTGGTGCCTGAATCCAAGATGGCCACGGCCAGTAGCAACTTCCTAGCAGGCGCCCGTGGTGGCGCAGTGCTGGCTGGCGCGGCATCAGGCGGCGGAGCGCCGACAATCAACATCACCACCGGCCCGGTGATGGAGTTCGACGGCCAGCGCTACGTCACAGTGGCCGACATGGAGCGGGCCATGCGGCTGACCGCTGAAGGCGTGATCGGCCGGCTGCGTACACCGTCTGCACGCATCGCGCTAGGTATTGCCTGATGAGAGCACAAAGCCAATACCTCCGCATCTATGACGCCGGTGGTACCACCTACCAGCGCTGGCAGAGCTACTACGCCAACACCAGCGTCACATGGTCCGGCGCCAGCTGGAACTATGTGCCGTTCATTGCTGATGGCATCACTGCCGGGAGCAGTGGTACTGAAGATTCGGTCTCTGTTACTGCTGCAGCAACTGGCCTGGTGTTAGATGCGTTTCTTGCTGCCATCAGCGATGGCCGCCTGGTGGATCTCAGCATCTACCAGTTCGATTCCACCATCAACAACGACACACCGCAAGCCGGGCAGGAGCTGGTGGCTGCATACACCGGCCAAGTGGTTGGCGGCAATGGCGGATTGACTAGCCTGACCATACAACTCGGCTCGGCATTGTCTCCCGTTGGAGCGCAAGTGCCGCCGCGCCGGTTGACATTGGCGATCATGGGGCAGGGCATCAGGCAGTGAGCTTCCTTTCCTCCAGCGATCCATTGGCACTGCTGGCCATCCAAGCCGGTCAGATCAATGCACCAGCTGATGCAACTGCCGCGCAGGGCACCACAGAGCTAGATAGCCCGCAGCGGTTCGCGCAGATTGGCGAGCCGGTGCCGATCGTGTTCGCCCGATTCCGCAACAGCAAAGGTGGCATCCTGATCAGTCCCGGCGCCACCGAAGCACGCTTTGAGAATGACGCCAGCAACAACGTCACCGCCTATTACATGCTGGTGCTGAGCGAGGGCCAGCTCGACAGCATCCCGGTCAAGGATGTCTTTCAGCGTGCCTGCCGCGTTGGCGCCCACACGCAGACCTACAACCGCAGAGCCGGTACCTGGACACCCGGCAACTTCCTGGTACAGCGTGCCGGTAAGGATTTGCCCGAGGCGCCGTTCTTCTGCGGCACGGTCGGCAGCTACCCGGACATCAGCACGCTCAGCTTCAACGTCACCATCCCGGACGGCTTTGATCAGTACAACCGCCAGGTGCATCTTTTCATCCGTGGCGGCATGGCCGTCACCCGGATCTACGACAGCGTGACCGGCCCTAGCGACAACTTCGCGGACTTGGTGAAGTGGTTGCTGGTCAATACCAGCAGGGTACCAGCGGCGATGATCGACAACACCGCACTGCTGGCGGCAGCCACGTTCCTTGAGGTAAACGGCTTTACCTGCAACATCGAGATCCGCGAAAGCACCAACTACTCAGACCTCGCCGCCAGGCTGGCGCCCTACTTCCTGCTGGCTGAGAGCAGCGCAGGCGGCAAGCGCGGGTTGCGGCCATTGCTGCCGGTAACTGCGGGCGGCGCCATCAAGACCACGGCGATTACGGCTGAGTACACCTTTACCGAAGACACGGTGCTGCCTGGCACGCTGGAAATCAACTATCTGTCACTGGCCGACCGGCAGCCGTTCGTGGTGCAGGTGATCTGGCGCCAGCAGTTAGAGAGCGACATCGGCATCATCCGCACCGCTGAGGTGCGTTACAGCGGCACCGCCGAGACCGGGCCGTATGAGTCGCATGATCTCTCGACGTTCTGCACCAGCGAGGATCACGCCGTCAAGGTTGGCGCCTACATCCTGG